TAGTTGTACCAGACGATTGGGGATATGATGAGACAGGTAACATTGTGTATGGTGGATACCTAACAAACAGCATGATGAAGGGTCATGATCTTACTAGAAAGGGAAACCCCTCCATAATACACGGAGAAGCACCGATGAACTTCTTAAACAAGTTACAGCGGGTCAAGTACTGTGTTAATCAGCACGTGCTGCACATAGCAGATAAGATGAGGTTGAGAGGTAGAATTATAGGTAAGTTTATACCTATTAGTCCTACCACGAAGTTACCACGTCCTGTAGATGCAGACGAAAATCAGGAGGCTAACCTAGCTTGGAGACGAGCTATGGCAGAGGCTCACAATGCTGATCGAATAAACTTCAAAAGATCAGTGCGAACACGCACACAGTTAGAAGCTGCTGAGAAGTTTAAGGATGATGTCTTTTATTTATGTTGGTCTTTCGACTACAGAGGTAGAGCATATCCTATACCAGCTTTTCTAACACCACAAGACACAGACTTTGGTAAAGCATTATTGCGATTTGCTGATGAGTCTAGTGTGACAGATGAGGCAGAACTCTGGTTATCTTTCCAAGTAGCTACAACCTACGGACTGGACAAAGAAACACTAGAGGACAGACATCAATGGGTGTCTGATAATACTGACCTTATTACCAAAGTTGCTACTGACCCAGAAAGATACTTGTCTGAATGGGAAGAGGTAGATGAACCTTGGCAGTTCATGGCTGCTTGTCATGAATACTACCACTGCTGTATAGCTAAAGACAAGAAAACAACTGGTCTTATGGTTGCAGTTGATGCAACATGCTCTGGTCTACAGATCCTCGCTGGTCTAGCTAGAGACAAAAGCACAGCAGAGCTTGTAAATGTTGTACCTAGTAATAAACCTAGTGACGCTTACAAAGCGGTGGCTGAGAAAGCAAAAGAGTTCTTACCTACATACATGCACCGTTGGATGAACAGATCCGTGTGTAAACGCACGGTAATGACCATACCATACAATGCTACTAAGGATAGTAGTCGTAAGTACATACGTGAAGCATTACTTGAAGAGGGTATCGACCCTACAAAGGACGAACTCACACAGGTCGTAAACGCTGTATACAACAGCATGGACGATATAGTTCCAGGGCCTATGCAAGTGATGCGATGGATAAAGAAACATGTCGGACTTTACATCAGAAGTGGTGCTAAAGAAGTTGAATGGGTCACACCATCTGGGTTTATTGTCAATCAAAGAAGAGATGACATCGAAACAGAACGGATGGAGCTGCAGTTGTTAGGACGTACACAAGTAAGATTACCAACTGGTAAAACTACACCAAGTCCTACAAAACATAAGTCAAGCACTGCCCCAAATTACATACACTCATTCGATGCTTCGATCCTTCACAGATCATTCACTCAATTCGATGAACCATTCACAGTCATACATGACTCTGTTCTTTGCAGAGCAGGAGATATGGGAACACTCAATCGCCTTGTGCGAGAAACCTACACCAATATCTTTTCCGAAGAATGTTGGCTCTCCAAATTTGCAGAGACAATCAATGCCTCAGAACCACCACCAATCGTTGGGACATTAGACCCAAAGGTTGTATCCAATTCCACCTATTTTTTCTGTTAATTATGAACACCCACGTAACTACTGAACCCGTAACACTTGATGGCTTCCAAGCCGTGCTCAAGCCTGGGGAATGGGGCTACAAGCTATCCGCACTTGTTCAAGAGGAGCTAATAAGCACACTTGAAGAAGAGCGTGAGTCAGCTCTAGAATGGGCTAGAAGCAAGGCTAAGAACCCTAAAAGGGTTACAGTCAAGCCAGAGCCTTGGGAAGAGCTAGACAATCAGAAAGGTACATACCACCTTCGTTTCAGCTGGAGAGATGGCGACAAGATTATACCAGTCGTTGTTGATACAGAAGGAACACAAATCAAAGACACAGACACACCAGTCTACAGCGGTAGTAAAGTTAAGTTAGCTTTCTTCCAAAAGCCATATGTCCTACCAAGCGGTGACATCGGTACATCATTGAAACTAAAAGCAGTGCAAGTTGTTAGTCTTAACAGCGGAGCTGGTGTAGTAGACAATGGTGACATGACAGCCGAGGACGCATCGGAACTATTTGGTAAGTCAAGTGGATTTAAGGTCGAAGATCCTAACGTAGACGCAGCTCCATGCTCCGTTGAAGAGGACGACTTCTAATGCGTAGTCATTTGGAAGAGCAGGTTGCTGACTTGCTTGACGAGATGAAAGTACCGTACCAGTATGAGGGCGAAAAGCTGACATACACCATAGAAGCTAAGTACATCCCTGATTTTAAGGTTGGGGATGTCTACTTAGAAACTAAAGGTTACTTTCCTCCAGAGCAAAGACGCAAGATGAAAGCTGTGAAGGCAGCTAACCCAGACCTTGATATTCGTATCATCTTTCAATCCCCTCACAATAAAATAAACAAGCGTTCTAAAACTACCTACTCTATGTGGGCAGAAAAGAACGGCTTTCCTTGGTGTGCTTATTATGCAATCCCAGTTGACTGGCTCAGATGAATCAACATTCTTATATCACTCCAGCTGTCCTAGCTGTGGTTCGTCAGACGGTAATTCCGTGTATTCTGATGGACACACTTATTGCTTTGTATGCAATGCTTATAGTTCTGGAGGAGATGACGATAGTGGCAAACAAAAAAAGACCGCAATGCTCAAAGGTAATCCTGTTAAATTAGGAAAAAGAGGCTTGTCCGAAGAGACATGCCGTAAATATCGCATCCATAAGGACGGAGAAACGCTCCGTATGCACTATTTTGACAAAAACGGTCAAGTTTGTGCAGCAAAAGTCAAAACAAAGGACAAAGACTTCTGGATGGAGGGTAACAATACCGACTCTCAACTTTTTGGGCAAAATTTATTCCCAGATAAGGGTACAAGGCTTACCATATATGAAGGAGAGCTCGATGCAGCCTCTGGATGGGAAGCACAACCCAAATGGCCTCATGTATCCATACCAAATGGTGCAAAGGCTGCAAAGAAGTCATTACAAAGGGTTCTAGACCTTCTTCAAAGCTATGATGAGGTTGTTTTATTCTTTGACAATGACGAGGCTGGTAGACAGGCAGCACAAGAATGTGCAGAACTACTACCACCTGGAAAAGCAAAGATTGCAAGGCTTGAGAAGTACAAAGATGCTTCTGACGCACTGCAAGCTGGCGATTCCGAGGCAATCAGACGAGCAATCTGGGATGCAAAGACATACAGACCAGACGGTATCGTTGATGCCAAATCTCTACTCGAACTAATCACCACACCCACACCCCCCGCCGATCATGACTACCCATTTCAAGGACTACAGCGAAAGCTGCACGGTATACGGTACGGAGAACTTGTCACCATTACTGCAGGATCTGGTACAGGAAAATCCTCGTTCTGTAGGAGTCTTGCAAGTCATCTTCTGCACAGAAAAGAGCGGGTCGGTTACTTGGCACTTGAAGAATCTAACCGTAGGACGGCTTTAGGTTTGATGTCTGCCTCGCTAGGAAGATCTTATCATTTAGGAGAATATGAACGAACAGAACTCGAATACGCCTATAACAGTACTATTGCTAATTGGAATCTTTTTCTGTTCGATGGCTTTGGTAGCTATGACCCTGACACAATTTACAGTCGAATCGAATACCTTGCCTGTGGATTGGAGTGTCGTGTTATATTCCTCGATCACCTCAGTATATTATTGAGTGGATTGGACGGAGATGAGAGACGTATGATAGATGTGACGATGACTAAGTTACGATCACTTGTTGAGCGTACAGGTATTACATTGTTTCTTGTATCACATCTCAGACGCACACAGTCAGACCAAAACCATGAAGAAGGAGCACGTGTAACTCTAGGACAACTTAGAGGATCTGCTGCGATTGCACAGTTATCTGACACAGTTATTGCTCTTGAACGTAATCAACAAGACCCAAACCAACGAGATACTACAACTGTTAGAGTCCTCAAGAATCGTCATTCTGGGGAAGTTGGTATTGCCAACGAATTAACTTACCACCTCGACACATGCACCTTTGAAGAAAATGAAGTTACGCCCGACTTCAACCCAAGCACAGACTTCGGTTAACCTAGCTTTCGATATAGAAACAGATGGTATTGACTCAAGTTGTATCCATTGTGTTGTTACTCAAGACATAGATACAGGTCAAGTCATGGAGTACAACGATCAAGCTAGTAAAAATTACAGTGTAGTCAACGCAGTCAACGACCTTGAAGGAGCTGACAATATCATTTCACACAATGGTATTATGTTTGACGTACCAGAAATCAAAAAGCACTTTCCTTTTTGGGAAGGCAAAGCCAAACACTGGGATACTTTGATACTCAGTAGGTTCTTTCACCCAGACTTATTGGACATCGACCTCAGACGTAAGTGGGCTATGATGCCAGCTCGTCTGTATGGGTCACACAGTCTCGAAGCCTATGGCTATAGACTAAGATGTTTCAAAGATGGGTTTGGAAAGACGACTGACTGGAAAGAGTGGTCGCCAGAGATGCAGGAGTACTGCAAAAAAGACGTTGTTATCCTCGCTAAACTATGGACACATTTCCAAAAATCGCTGAAAGCGTTGTCCTAGAGCACCAGATAGCAGAGCTGATGGCTCAACAAAAGACCATAGGCTGGCCATTTGACGTGCGAAAGGCACAGGAACTAGAAAACCAACTCCTTAAAGAGTTGAAAAAATTTAAGGATACGGCTGAGACAATCTGCCACTACGTTCCACACAACTTGTTTACTCCAAAGAGAGATAACAAGAAACAAGGCTACTTTGCTGGAGCAGAAATGCAAAGGTTAAAGGAGTTTAATCCTAGCAGTAGAGAACACATAGCATGGTGGTTCAAAACCTTTCAAGGTTGGAAGCCTACCAAACTCACACCGACTGGTAAAGCAGTCATTGATGAGACAGTTCTCAAAGAGATAGGAACAGAAGAGGCATTAGTATTTCTAAGTATTCTGGTCATTCAGAAGAAGTTAGGAATGTTATCACAAGGAACTAATGCTTGGTTAAAGTTGGTCAAGGATGGCAGACTTCACCACTCTTGCTTTATCGGTGCGGTGACTCATCGAATGGCACATTCACACCCGAACCTTGCACAAGTAAGTTCGGACAAGGATTGCCGTGAACTATTTATCACCAACCCAACTTGGAAGCTAGTCGATAGCGACCTTGCTGGGATAGAGTTAAGATTGTTTGCTCACTACCTAGCACGTTACGATGGGGGTAGGTATGCAAAGATCTTACTAGAACAAGACATTCACCAAGTCAATGCAGAAAAAATTGGAATCTCTCGCAGACAGGTCAAGACAATTACTTATTGTTTCTTGTATGGAGGGGGCGACCAGAAACTTGGATTATCTTTTGACAATATGCTCCCCCTCGACAAAGCGAAGAAGAAGGGGGCAGAAATTCGTAGAGCTTATATGGATGCTATTCCAGGCTTGGAAGATCTTGTTAAAGATACTCGCAGAGTTGCTGAGAGAGGTAGTATTCGTGCTATCGACAAACGCCAAATCATTGTGGACAAAGAACACAAGGCGTTGAACTGTCTCTTACAGGGGTCGGCAGCAGTTGTTGCAAAGCGATGGCTGTTACTAACAGATCAAAACCTACGGATGAGTATGTTCAATCATGAACGATATGCGTTTGTTCATGACGAACAAGTATTAGGTGCTCCACACCTTATTGCCCATGACGTAGCTGAGGTATGTAAACTATCTGCATTACAGGCTGGTGAGTATTACAACATACGACTGCCCATAGAAGCTGACGCACAAGTCGGTGACAACTGGGCTGAGGTACACTAATGTTATTAATTGACTCTGATTTCCTAGCTTACAAAGCTGCACAAGCCTGTGAGATTGGTATAGATTTTGGAGAGGATGTCATCATTGCTCAGTCACAGTTCAGTGAGGTGCTAAAAGTATTTCATAATGAACTAAACAAAGTGACCAAGGCTATGATGGAGGATGACTTCATACTATATTTCTCAAGCACTCAAAATTTTAGAAAGAAAATTTATCCCGACTACAAGGGACATAGAATGAAACGCAAGCCCCTTGGCTATAAGCGTTTAGTAAATTACTGTAGAGACAATCATAACTTCAAACTGATCGAAGGACTAGAGGCAGATGACACCATTGGCATCGAGGCTACACGCCACCCAGATCCTAGTAACATCATTGTTAGTCCAGACAAAGACATGAGGCAAATACCTTGTGTGCTATGGAACATGTCTGATGATGTAGTAGAGATCACTGAACAAGAAGGAGACAGATGGCATCTGATACAGGCACTCAGCGGAGATCCTACAGA